AAATAAAAAAAAAAACAAAAATGAAAATGAAAAAAGTATATAAAAAAAAATCAAAAAAAATGATTGCCATTTCATCAAAAAAAAAGAACCAATCAAAGAAAAAAAATAAAAAACTTGTTTTTAAAATTAAAAAGGGAGGTTTTGGTGGATTAGGGGCTGCAACTGGCGCCTCGTTAGGATCAAGCTTAGTCGTTAATAACCCTGATGTTTATTATGGTCAAGGAAATACAATTTTACCTGGATCAGTAACGGATTTAGGAAATTATATTACAGATAATATTATGGATATTAATGCTGCTGTGAAAGGACAACCTCAATCAATAAGTTCAGAAGTTACGGACCAACCAATTGATTCAAATAAAATTAAAAATACTTATCAACCAGTTAACATTAACGAAATTCGTCAAACTGTAGAGAACAAAATATCAAAAATATAAATTATATTATTTCATAATAAACATATTGGTTATGATATTATATTATACAAATGGAACATATCGATACAGGAAGTCTTTTTATGTTTGGAAGTTTAATCAAAAATAATGATTCAAATTACATTATTTATTTTATGTTTTTTAATTTTTTTGTTACATATCTATTTAAATATATTGATAAATCAAAGTTTGAATCGGATATTCGTGACAAAATACAACATTTTACCTCATATTTTTTTTATTCTCCAATTATCTCTATTGAGTTAGTTTCTCATGATGTAGAATATACAAATGGATATTCAGATAAATCAATTCATAAGAATATATTTAGTCCTTATTTTCTTGGAATTTTACATTTTATTAAAATAAATAAAAAGAATATTATTGGATTAAAAAATACTACAGAGATCTTAATTAATAAAATAAGCGATGTTTCGAGGCCATATTGGAGTAAAGATGAATCTAATGAGGAAAAATTTTTATTTATACCAGAAAATAATGAACAAGTGTGCCTGGATGAAAAATTAAATATATATTTAAAAATATCAGTTACAAACAATGTGGATGAAAAGTTAAATTATAAATTTTATACAATGAAAATATACACTTATTCAAATCAATTAAATTACCAGGATCAAAAGAATAAATTAAATTTATTTATAGAAGAAAAAAAAAAAGAATATGAAATGATTTCTGAAAAAAAAGATAATAATTTGTATATTTTTGAATATAAGGGAAATGAAACCTGCGATGAGGAAGTTTCATTAAAATACAATGAATTTATCATGGAACATAATAAGAATCTGAAAAAAAATATATTTTTTGATGAAAAGAAAAAATTATTGAATTATATTGAACCATTTATTTATAACAAAGAAGAAACAATAAATAAAGGAGAAGAATGTTATAAAAATGCAGGAATGACCTTTAAAGCAGGATTATTATTTCACGGATACCCTGGATGTGGAAAAACTAGTACAATTAAAGGAATTCTTAAACATTGTAACCGTCATGCCATAATTATCAATTTATCAAATATTAAATCAAATGATGAGATTGAACGAGTATTTCGAAACGGAAAAATAAATGGAAAAAACTATTCAGGAAAAGAACTTTGTTTTATATTAGAAGACTGTGATGCAACAAAATTATCTTCTCTGAAAGAAAGAAAAGAAGATGTCCCTGTGGTCGTTAATAATAATAACAGCGTATCCAATAGTAATGTTATTGATTTGGGTAAAATTCTCGAATCTTCTAAGGGGTTTGATTTATCTTGTTTTTTAAATGTATTGGATGGTTTAATTGAACTACATGGTGTAATGATCATTATAACAACAAATCATCCTGATAAATTAGATAAAGCACTAATTCGCCCAGGAAGGATAGATTTCATACATGAATTTAAGAAGGCAAATAAAAATATAATAATTGCAATGTTAAAATTGAAATATAATAAAACGGATGAGGAAATATATCTAATTAAAAATATTAAAAATATAAAAGATTATGTTTTAAGTCCAGCTCATATTCAATCAATTTGTTTTAAAAATAATGAAATTGAAGAGTGTGTTAAAGAAATTATTTTAGATTCTCAAATCCTTTGATTTATACTTCATCTTTAGGTAACCTTACTTATGTTCCAAATAATTCAAAAAACACTTTTTTTATTAATTTGATCAAAAAAATATAATTTTCTTTTTTAAATATATAATGCTCAAACAGCTCAAACAGTTAGAAAAGCTTTGCACTCCCGCTCTACTTTACTTTGTTTTTTCAATTGTTGCTTATGTAGCAATGTTAACCCAAAATTTTGGTAACAAAAAGAAATATTGCTTTGGTCCTTATGAATGCAATGTTCCTAACACCGGTCTTGTTTTCTTTGGTAAATTATTGTATATATTGTTTTTTACTTGGTTATTGAATGTTTTATGTAAAAAAGGATATTCGGGAATTTCTTGGTTTTTAGTCTTCTTACCTATTATCCTAATGTTTTTACTTATTCTTAGTTTAATGGCTATGCAATAAACAGATAGTTAGTTAGTTATTATATCATAATAAAAATATCATTTTATGATATAATATATATTTATGGAAAATCAATATACTTGGGATATAATTAATTCATTTTTTAAAGAAGATTCAAGTACTTTAGTTTCTCATCATTTACAATCTTTCAATTTATTTTGGAAAGAAGGCCTCATGCGTATTTTTAGAGAGAAGAATCCTATTCAAATTTTAAAACAACAAGATGAAAAAACTAAAGAATATAAATCATCGTGTAAATTGTTCTTGGGAGGAAAAAATGGAAAAATGATTTATTTTGGAAAACCAATTATTTACGATGAAAATAAAACTCAATATTTATATCCAAATGATGCAAGATTACGCAATATGACATATGGTATGAGTGTCCATTATGATGTTGAAGTAGAATTTGAGGTTGAAAACGATGAAAAGGTAATGATCAAAAAAACCATTAAATTGGAACAAATATATTTGGGAAGGTTTCCTATTATGATACAATCAGATTTTTGTATTTTGAAAGGCCTACATCGAGATGTTAGATTTAATATGGGAGAATGTAGAAACGATCCAGGAGGATATTTTATTATAGATGGAAAGGAAAAGGTAATTGTAAGTCAAGAAAAATTTGCGGATAATATGCTTTACATTCGTGAATCTAGTGATGAAAGTTATAGTTTTTCTGCAGATATTAGAACTGCTTCAGAGGATACATCAAAACCAGTTAGGACACTTTCTGTGCGTATTGTGAAACCTTCAACGACTTTAACAAATAATCAAATTGTTGTTTTGGTACCAAATGTCCGAAAGCCTGTACCTTTATTTATATTGTTTCGAGCGCTTGGAGTATTATCAGATAAAGAAATTATTGAACATATATTATTAGATATTGAAGAAAATAAATCTTATATGGAATTATTAATTCCATCAATCCATGATGCTAGCAAATTTTTTACTCAAGAATTAGCTTTAAATTTTATTAAAACTTTTACTAAGGGAAAAACAATGGCCCATATCCATGAAATCTTATCTAATTTTTTCTTACCGAATGTAGGTGAATTAAATTATAGAGATAAAGCTTTGTTTTTAGGAAAAATGGTATTTGATTTATTAAAAGTATCTTTGAACCAAGAAAAACCAACAGATAGAGATAATTTTAAATTCAAAAGAGTGGAAGTATCGGGCATTTTAATTGGACAGCTATTTCGGGAATATTATTCATTAATGTTTCAAAATATTTTTAAAAAGATTGATAAAGAATATTATTATCATCCAGGACAATACCAAGGTTTCGATTTAGACGGTAATCCTAATATGATTAAATTAATTTATAATAATTATGGGGATTATTTTCGTGAAAGGGATGTAGAAGACGGTTTCAAAAAAGCATTCAAGGGAAATTGGGGAGCCCAAAGTCACACTAAAAGATTAGGTGTTGTTCAAGATTTAAATCGTTTATCATACAATTCGTTTATATCTCATCTAAGAAAAATAAATCTTCCTTTAGATGCTAGTGCTAAAGTTATAGGCCCAAGATTATTAAATGGATCACAATGGGGAATAATCGATCCTTTAGATACACCAGATGGAGGAAATGTTGGACTTCACAAGCATATGACTATTATGGCAAAAATTTCTACTTCCATTTCTGGTAAAGAAATTTTTCAGTTAATAAGAAAACAGAAAAGTATAAATTTGATAAGTGAAAGTTCATTACCGTATTTAAATAGATCAATCAAGATTTCAATTAATGGAACATGGGTTGCCGTTACGAGCGAGCCAAAAATAATAATTGATTTAATAAAATTTAACAAACATACTGGAAAATTACCAATTATGACGAGTATTTCATGGGACCGTGAAAATAAACATATTGAAATTTTCAGCGACGGTGGAAGACTTTGCCGACCAATTTATTATAAATCGGATAAAAACAAATGGAGTTTTGAAAGAAAAGAATTAATCAAAATAATTAAAGAAAAATCATGGATGGATTTACTGGAGGGATTTGATGAAAAAAATATAAAACAACAAGCTATTCTAGAATTTATGGATTCGTCCGAAGCAAACACAGCTTTAATTAGTATAAGTCCTGAGAAAAAAGATAATTATACCAATCTGGAAATCCATCCCTCATTAATATTAGGCGTAATGGGAAATATGATTGCTTATCCTGAAAATAATCAATTACCTAGAAATTTATTTTCATGTGGTCAAAGTAAGCAGGCTGTTTCTTTATATCATTCCAACTACTTAAATAGGATTGATAAAATGGGAGTTGTTTTAAATAATGGTGAAATTCCATTAGTCAAATCAAGATATTTGGAATTGATAAATAGAGAGGAACATCCTTATGGTGAAAATGTAATTGTTGCAATTGCTTGTTATAGTGGATATAATGTTGAAGATTCTATTTTATTTAATAAGGCCTCGGTAGATAGAGGACTATTTCGTACAACTTATTACAATATGTATGAATCTCAAGAAGAAAGTACTCAAGTTGCAACTTCTTTAATTGATTCTAAATTTGTTAATATTTTAGATCAAGTAAATGTAACTGGGGTAAAACCAGAATTTAATTATAGTTATCTAGATAAAAATGGATTAATTGAGGAAAATACAAAAATAGATGACAGAATTTCTCTCATTGGAAAAATAACCTATAGCATTGATCAACCTGATGTTTCACTAGATGCATCTTCTTTCCCTAAAAAAGGAGCACAGGGATTTGTAGATAAAGCATTTATTACTGAGGGAGAAGAAGGATTTAGAATTGCAAAAGTAAGAATTCGTGAAGAAAGAGTTCCCGCAATTGGGGATAAATTTTGCTCCAGAGTCGGACAAAAAGGAACCGTTGGTTTAATTATTGAAGAAGAAAATATGCCTTTTACAAAAGATGGAATCAGACCTGATATAATTATAAATCCTCATGCCTTTCCTAGTAGAATGACTATTGGCCAATTGATTGAACAATTGGTAGGCAAATCTTGTTTATTTTACGGTACATTTGGCGATTGTACCGCATTTGAAACAGGAAGGGATAAAGAAAAAATATTTGGTGATTTATTGACCGAGGTTGGATACCATAATAGTGGTCAGGAGGTTCTATACAATGGAATGACTGGAGAACAAATTGATACATCTATTTACATTGGTCCTACTTACTATATGAGATTAAAACATATGGTTAAAGATAAAATTAATTATAGGGCAAAAGGTCCAAGAACAATGTTAACTCGTCAAGCAGTCCAAGGAAGGGCAAATGATGGAGGTTTAAGAATAGGTGAAATGGAGAGAGATGGATTGATAGCCCATGGAGCTGCATCCTTTTTACAAGAGTCATTTTTAACAAGAGGAGATATCTATTATATGGCAGTTTGTAATAAATCGGGTATGATATCAATTTTTAATAAAGAACAAAATTTATTTTTAAGTCCAGCTGTCGATGGCCCAGTCAATTTTACCTATTCGGCAGAACAAACATTAAATATAGATAATATAAGTAAATTTGGAAGGAGTTTTAGTATTGTAGAGGTTCCTTATTCATTTAAATTATTGTTACATGAATTGATGTCAATGAATATACAAATGAGAATAATTACTGAAGACAATATTAATCAAATTGAAAGTTTATCGTTTTCAAATAATTTAAATATTTTGACTCAAAAAGAAGATATAAGAAGATTAAAATTCCAAGATAGAAATAAAATAAATGCTCCAATTCCAGATGTTTTAAAAGAAACTCCTGATTCTTTAGAAAAAGAAGATCCTGTTTGGACACCTATTGCTGAGGAAAAAAATACACCCATGTATGCTTCAGAGGTTAATTATGAAAAAGGAGATCAAGTTGGTTATTCATTAGACGACAATAAAGAAAGAGTCTGGTTAATAGGGCACATTGGTCCAACCAAAATGGTATTATATACATATGATTTATTAGATTTACCTTCAAATTTATTAGAAAAAACAGAAAATAAAGCTTTAGTATCAGTTGATAAATCAGAAATTTTTAAATTTAATTGGTCTGAAGATTCTCCTCCTTTTTCATCTGTTGAACAATTTCCAATTCAAAATATTCCGATTCCAACTGAAAATAAAGAACTAAGCCCTGGATTTCAATTAAGTCCTTCTCCAATTGAAACAGAACCTTTGACTAATATTGAAGAAAAATTAACGATTTTAACAGATGTTCCTGAAGGTGAATTAAAAAAAGAAGAGGAGGAAGAAGTAGTTTCTGAAAAAAAGTCTATAATAATAAATTAAATTGATTTATAAAAATATAAATATAATATAATAAATAATAATATGAGCGGATTCCAACCAAGTAGCATTGTATCAACAATTTATAAATCTAGGAAAAATTTATTGGCGCAATTACAAAAACAAGGATATGATATTTCAAATTATGATGAATTTAGTTCTCATGAAGTACATATTATGGTAGAAAATAAACAATTAGATTTATTGTTGGAAAAAGAAGACCAAAAAATATATATTAAATATTTTATTACCAAATCATTGAGAAATCCTAATGTATTGGAAATGATTGATGAGTTATTTAATTTGGAACAAGTTTTATCAAAAAATGACAGACTTTTGATTATTTCAAAAGATGACCCTAACGATACTCTTACAAACCTAATGAAACATTTATATTCAGAGGACAATATTTATGTAACTATTAATTCATTAAAAAGTTTGATGTATAATGTCTTAGATCATGAAATTGTCCCAACCCATATAATATTATCTAATAAACAAAAAGAAGAATTCAGACAACGATATAATATTTTACACGATACGCAAATTCCTCAAATTTCAAGGTTTGATCCTGTTGCTTTAGCTATAGGTATTCGGCCAGGTCAAGTTTGTTCAATAATAAGAAAAAGTTCAACCTCGATAAGTGGAATTTATTATAGAATCTGTATAAATAATTAAATTCAATATTATATATATATGATTAAAAATCCTATTTATATAAAAGATAAAAATGAAGAATATGAAAATAATTTTACTATGTTTTTTAATGATATGAAAAAGAATTTAAAAAAATTAAATGAATATACCAATGAACCAAACCGCAAAGTTGTAGAGAGAGATTTATCGTCTATTAATAACAATATTGTCAAATCAAATGTTTTTTTAAATGAATTAACAAATTCTGTAAATTATATTTCAGAAAATAACAAAGGGTTAAAGGAGCAAATAATTGATGCGAGAGAAAATAATATTCGATACAAAATTAAACTTAAAAATTTAAAACAATCCCAAAATGCCTCTATACAAATGAAAGAGGATAAAGAGAATATATACAAAATTATGTTTTTATATGGAACATTAATGTTATTGGGAACTATTTCTCTCTTGTTAGAATTTTATAAAATAGGCCAATACTCATCAAATGATTTATCTACCAACAAGTATTATATTATTTTATTCTTGGTAGTTGGTTTTTTTTTAATTTATTATTTTGTGAAAATTTATCGTACATATTTATATAATGACTTTAAAACAAGGTAATTTATTCATAGAATCAAATACCAATAATAAACCAAAATGTTCATTTAACAATGTTATAGAAACTTTAGATAACATGAATAAAATAAAAATTACAGTTAATTATTCTGAACAAAAACCAAATTTGAGAGAAAAAGAAAATAAATATAACAAAGCTCTTGCAAAATATAGTAATTATAATCTTCAAAGTAATGAAGAAATGTTAAAACAATATCCTAGAACAAAAGTTTTTGATAAATACATAATTAATCAAGAAACTCGTGATATTGCTTTTGTAGATAATAAAGGTAAAAAACATAAAGTGAAAGATCTTGTATTTGCACCTAGTGAAACATTGTTATTAAGTGAATTAGAATATAATATGATTCCTAATGGAAAACCTTTAACCAAAGAAGAATTAAAAAAACAAGTGGAGAGAATTAATGAAGAAGAGAGAAAAATAGTTGATTATGGAAGAGATTATTCAAAAGAAATGGAAAAATATAAACCATTGCAACCAATTGAAACACAGTCCAATGAAATACCAACCAATATTGTTCCTACTAATGAACAAACAAAGAGTGATTTGCAAGCTAAAATGAAAACAATGATTCCGATGAATAATAAAGTTAAATTAGAAAATAATACAAGCCCTATTGGACAATTAAATAAATTGATGGAGGATAAAGAATTTAATACAAATGATCCTACCTCATTAGTAGCATCTATGGAACCTTCCCTAGAGGACTCTATGGAGGAACCTGATCCAATAATTGATTCTACAAATCTTGGATCAAATAGTTCTCAATCAATGATGATGGAAAATGAAAATAATATGGTAGAAACACTTAAAAATTATTCAAACGACTCATTTTATTATTCGTCTCTCGGACTAGGTGGAATTCTTATTTTAATTTTTCTTTTAAACTCATTTTCTAAAAAATAAGTAATCCATTTAGTAAAAATTATATACAAAATATATATATGTTGCTTCAAATTAAAAAATTAGAAAAGGAATATGATATATTAGAAAGTAAATACAAATCAACTTTCAAGTCTTACATGAATGATCTTGAACATATATTATCAAAACAATTTACGATAGAAAATAATGTTTATATAAAAAACAAAGACACCAAATTTACATTTGATAAGAATGCAACCATAGACAAATGTGTCCAAAGCTGTGACAACGACACAGAATGTAAATATATGTTATTTTCAGAAGATGACTATAATCGTTGTTTATTTTATACAAAAGAAGCTGGTGGATTGGTTAATAAAACAAATGAGGCAATTAGTTATAAAGGCTGGGAGAAACCGCAATGGGTTAAAAAGAAAAATGTTGCCTATTATAATGGACAATACACAGGTAAAATCAAATCTAATAATCCTACCTCTTTGGAGGATTGCTTAAAATCAAATAATGATAATTATTCATCTATTATATATTTAAATGAAAAAGAAGGAAGAAACTTATGTATTGGAACTCCAGAAGAAAATAAACTTGATAAAATCTATAAAAAAAGGGAAAAAGATAATTATTTAGAAACTGCAATAAACTATAAAAATATTGAAGAATTAATGGAATTACAAAGTAAAATGTTTAATTTACAAAATTTAAATAAATTACTTATTGAAAAATCTAAAATTTTAAATAAAACAATTAGTCAATATGTAAGTAAAAACACACTATCAAATAATGAAAAAGAAAAAATATTATGCAAACTAAAACTGAAAGAAAAAAAATTAGAGAGAGAAAGAGTAAAAATTGAAGAATTAAATAATGAATTACAAAGCATTGAAGAAAAAAAAACAAATTCTAAAATTGATTATACAAAATATAAATATCAAAATGCTATTTTTACTGTTTGTGCTTTAGGTATGTTAATATTAACCATTCGAATTGCAGTTCAATAATTTTTTATCTAAATACATAATAATATGGATCAAGGAATTATGTATTTGGAAAATAAACTAAAAAAAAGTAACATTGAAGGGTTTTCAAATGAATTATCTTTATTAAAAAGAAAACAAAATGAAGTAGATCGATGTATTTCAAAATATTCCACTGCCTCCAAAAACCTCTTAGAAGCTACGCAAAAATCACTATCTAAACCTAATAATGCCAAAAATTATTTTGCTGCTTATCCTGCTATTGACCAAGAATCTTCTTATGAAGGATGTTATTCTTTACCAGAATCTTTAAAGTCACAAAATAATGATTTTTATTCTGAATCAGAATGTTCAATGGAGGCACAGCGTATAGGAGCTTCTTTATTTGGATTATATAAAAAAGATGAAACTACCGGATTAGGAAAATGTTGGACAGGAGATATGGATAAGTTTTCCAACTTAAAAAAAAAAGGTACCAAATTAAAAACATATTGGAAAGCTAAACAAAATGGTATTTCGGAATCTTTTGATTCTTTAACTTTACTACATAATGGTAATTTAATTTTGTCTAAAGGTGTGCCATTGCCTGATAAATCAAATTGGTATTGGAATACTAACAGTGCAATTAATCAAATCAACACCAGTTATCAAAGTACCACAGATCCAATTATGTTAAATAAGAAAGAAACCCTAAAAAATATTCAAGAAGCAATATCAAAAGTAAAATGTGGAACTGATTCAGTATTACAAGGTTTGGAATATAGACCAAGTGAAGAGGTAGCTCAATTTTCCTATACTTGTGGAAACCTTGAAACATCTGAATCTGTAGAAAATATGAATGAAAATGATTTTGCATGCGATGTAAATGAATATATTTCTTCAATAAATATGCAGACAGGATCTTTTAATTGTAAAAAAGCAATAGGGGAAGGGGATTGTTCAAATGAAAAAATGGATCAAACTATAGTTAAGTGTGCAGAAAATCAGGCTTTAAATTCATTAAAAGTAAAAATTGATGATAATAACAATATTCTTTACGATTATAAATGTTGTAATAATAATGTAAATAGAAAGAATAAATTAATTCTTACTGATTCTGGAAACTTAGAAATTCAAAATGAAAATGAAACAATATGGAGCACCAATTATAAAGAATCAACTACTACTTTTCCAGTCAAAAAATGGAAACAATTAGGAAAAAAATTACTAGATTCAGGTAATACATTAAATTTAAATGATTGGATTGTATCAGACTCATCAAATTACATAGCTTTATTATGTGATAAGGATTTTAAATTAGTAAAGTGTATTTCTAGGTGTTCTGAGGGTAGTGGAGGAAATCAATATGGTGAAGAAAATGGATTGGCTTTATACAGTATTGAAAAACAAGATGTGTCCAACTTAAATAAAATAGCATTAATAGAAGATCAAAATTATTATACATACTCTTCTTCTTCGAAAACGAATTCTTTTGATAATTTACCTAATTTAAATTCATCTGGTTATACAATTGAAACAAAAAACCAAGGATTGGAACAATGTAAGGTAGATTGTTTTAATGATAATAAATGTAAGGGATTTGTAGTAGATAAACAAACTAACTCATGTGAATTGAAAAGAAAAATTTATCCAAATGTGCCAGGGAAGGAAGATCCAAATAGTACAATTTATTATTTGAACAAAAAGGTGGAAGGAGATAACGGATGTCCAAATGAAGTGGAAAATGTTTCTCTCAATAAATTTAATGAATTAATAGGAGGATTAAATTATAAAGGAAATGTTACAAAAGAACTTAATTGTGGAGTGAAAAAGGATTCAAACGATGAAATAAAAGAATTAAGAAAAATTAAAGATGAACTTAGATTGAAGCTAACAAGTTTAGTAGGAGAAATGGATATTCTAATAAAACAAAATAAAAAATATAAGGAAGGTCAAATTGAAAATTCGAGAGAATTAGAACATCAACTGAAAGAATATAAAAAAATATTACAAAATATGAAAAGTGAAAAAAAGTTCGATTATAATACGGCCAATGTACAAGAAAAGGACAGACAAATAAAATTGACAACTAATCAATATGAATACATTTTTTGGTCGGTAGGAGCATTAGCTACTCTTTTAGTCACATTAAAGATGTTGAGAACCTAATAAAATTTAGGATTATTTATTTATTTATATTGTTAATATATAAATGAATAGTGAAACAGATGATATTTTTCTTAGAATAAAAGAATTAGAAAAATCTGAAAAAAAACTATACAATAAATTATATTCTTCAGAAACACCTGGTGAAGAAAAGGAACAAATTTTACAAGAAATAAAAAATACGGTTGAGATGAAGTTATTTTTATTGAATAATTTACAGGATACAAATGATAATTTACAAACAAGCGTTGAAAATAATAAAAAAATGTTGATTAATGACAATGTAAATTTGGATATAATTAAAAAAGAAATCCAGAATGCTCAAAATCAATTAGACGGACTTCAAGATAAAAAATATAATGATTTGAAAATGATTGAAATAAATAAATATTTTGGAGATAAATACCAAGCTTATGCAAATTTAATGAAATTAATTATATATGTCTGTATTCCGTTAATTATCATTTCTATTGTTGCTAAAACAGGATTATTAGGTGAGACAATACCAGGAATTTTAACAATTGTAGCATTATCTATTGCAATTGTAATCGTTTTATGGAAATTATCTGATATTAAAAATAGAGATAATATGAATTTTGATCAATATAAATGGCAATTTAATCCGTCTTCTCATGATATGTCTGCCTCTCCGAATGTGAAAGGAGAAGGAGATTGGTCATCTAATTTTGATCTTGCAACATGTGTGGGTCCTCAGTGTTGTGGAAAAGAAATGCAATACGATTCAAAAGAAAATAAATGTATTGAAGGAATGAAAACCTTAGGATTAGATTATTTATGTAGAGAGAAAAAAGATGATACAATTGATTTATATAATGATAACATAATGATAATGCCTTTTTCATTTGAAAATGGATATAATTATAGTAAAGTGTAAATATAAATTCTTCATAATATACAAATGGGTTCTTTTAACTCCAAAATTTCCAAATTAAAAACAAACAACAATTTCTCGACTTCAGCTGTTGCTGCAGCTGCGGCGTTAGCTGCTGAGAAAGCTGCTGCTGAAAAAGCTGCTGCTGAAAAAGCTGCTGCCGAGGCTGCTGCCAAGGCTAAAGCGGAAGCATTAGTTGATTATTATGAAAAACAATTAGTAAAGGTTCAAAAAGAACAAAATAAAATTAAAACCTCTCTAAATCTTTATATACAATCATATGATACTGAATATTCCAATTCTTTGTTACAAGATGAATTGTTACAAAAATTTAAACCTGAAAATAAAGAACTAAAAAATGAAATTGATGATTATATAAAAACTTATGAAACAGCAAATAGAAAAGTATATTATGAAGAACAAGGTATTGATAATTTAATTTGGTACAAGAGTTTAATAATTAATATTTATTGGGCATTATTAATTATTTTCTTTTTTTTATTGTTATGGAATGGGTTTATATTTGTTCCTAGATATATTTTTTATTTATTATTATATATTGTATTTCCTTTTGTAAGCTTATATTTAGTAAAAAAAATGTATCAGATTATGGGTTTCTTAATTTCTCTACTTCCAACAAAT